AACCATCTCCAGCAAAAGCACTAAAACGACCAAAGCCAGTTGCGTAGTCCATTACTAGACCATCGCTAGGAGCAGTTGCTGTAAATGTTCCTGTGGTTGCTAACCCAGCAGAAGAGGTTAATTGACCGCTAATAGCTTGGTCAGCATTAAATGTGTTTGTCTCATCTAGCTTTGGAAAGTCATTAAGACTTGCACGAACTAAACGAAGAGACACCACAGCACCTGCAGCAAACGCTGTAGCAGATGTTCCGTCCTGTGCTCTAGTAATAGCAAAAGTAGTTCCTGTTACAGAAGTAACTTTAACAATCTCGATAGTTGTTTGAGTGGCAGCATCAGCTAATGTGCAATAAAAATATTGAACTCCAGTAGGAGAAGGAAAGCCTGTCGCAGATGTAACCGACATTGAGGTTGCACCACTAGTAAGACTACTAGCTAAAGTAGTATTACAGTTGTTGGCGAAAAGCATATTAGCCATATATATTTTCTACAAAAACAAATTCAACTACATCTCCAACATTTAATCCAGAATTAAATGTAACTACTGATGTAGATGTTTCTGCATAATTTAGATTTTTAATTTGTTTACTTCCGTTAACATAAACAGATAAAGAATTTACTCCAACTATGTAAGAAAAAGAACTAATAGTAAATATTGTTTGTCCTTGCGTTGCCGTTTGATATTCTTCAAAAATGGTTACTGTATCTTTACTTGAAACAATATAATTTAAACCAGCAGCAGTAATACGCAACTGTACGTTATCGCCAGTATTCCAGTACAAAGGTGTTGTGCCTTCTTGTCCACGCTCAATAGTAAAAATATCACCGTTACGTGCAGTACACTTTACAATCTCAATGATTGGGCCGCTTAGACTGATTAAGCTAACGTAGAAATAATCTCCTCCAACTGGGTTTGGGAATAATCCTCCAGCATTAGCAGACACCTGCATTGTTGTTGCTGTATTGGTTATTCCAAAAGCCAAATAAGTGGCTGCGTTATTAGTATATAAAGGACGGCCCATATATTATCCTAGTGTATATGTATCGTTGACAGTAAATCCATCAACTAATTCAATTGTTGATTGTACAATGCTGTATTCGTCTGGAGCTTGTGGTCTAGAAACTGGTACAGACATATTGTCTCGTACACCTTTTACATAGTCTTGAGGCTGGCGAATCTCCCAGTCGTAGCTACAAACATACAGCCCATCCCAACGTAACTTTAATTGCGAGAACTTATATTTGTGACCACAAGCATCACATATACCGTTGTAATCGCCATTACGTAAGAAATCTGCGTGACCCATATTAAATCTCGTCTGGAGAGTAAACTGGGATGTCACCAATACAGGTGTAAACGTTACCCTGGTTAGTACCACAAGTCATAATCAATCGGTAAGTATTATCAGCGACACCGCCAATAACCCTTTGAGATGCCTTGCCTAATGTAAATACGGGTGTTCCTGAAAGGATGGCAGATGGATTTGTATCTGTACCTTGTGCTGTAATAGCAGTGCAATTAGCCGAGGTTAAAGTCTCGGATGTTTGCAAAACAGGGTTAAAATCAAAGCTAAAGACCTCTGATTCTGTAGTTAATTTATACGAAAACTGGCTCATTTTGAGACCTTTTTATTACTTGTGTTTGCAAGGACAGTTCGTTGCTTGTAAAGGTCAACCAATCTGTCTTTAAATTGTACTACGCTTAAACGCTCTTTATAAAGCTCTGTTACCCTGTCTCTAAAGTCTACTGTAAACGTATACCTTACTACAGCACCAAGTCTGTTAAAGTAAGCAGCGACTAATGTCACTATTGTAGCCGAAACTAGGGTGAAAGTTCTATACATTTGCTTAGTAAATGTGATAGTTGTTTGGGAAACTACAAAAAATAGCTTAGTCGGCAGCTTTGAGAAAAACACGGTATTACCAACCCCTAAAGCCAATATTTTGTGAATAATTAGACCACGTATTAGGGTAATTACTGATGTCGATAAATAAGATATTAGCTTATTTAAAAACCGACCAATACTAATGGTTGTAGTACTTAGGTAAGATAAAGTCCTAAAATAGCCAAAATTTATACTAGATACGCTAGTAGATAGGTAGCTTAATCCCTTGGTTATGCTTTTAAATAGCTTGCTATTATTGGTTACGGTATATGACAAACTAACCAAGTGCATTGCCATACTTGTCAAAACGACAATGGTATGTTCAATATAAGTGGTCATAAACTTGTTTATGAACCTTGGAATGGTAATGGTAGTGGTTACCGCATAGGCTAATAGCTTACGGTAATAGTTTCCAATAGTGGCAAAACTGGTAGATAAAACGCTTAATGTTGTTTCTACCATCTTCAATAAAGTGGCAGAAGAGGTTGAGTTATATGACAATGTCCTAAAGAAACTCACTAAACGAGCCATAGAGGTCGAACTAGTAACTAGGTAGCTTATGACCTTATATATAGGCTTTAAAAGCGTTACAGAGCTTGTAGACAGGTATGAAAGGGTTTTTGAAATGCTTTTTACTATTGTTACTGTTTCGGTTACTGCATAAGAGATAGTTTTAGCTATAGTCCTGCCAATAGTTACTGTAGAAGTACTTAAATAGGCAATTAACTTACCAATAGTCCTAGATATAGTTACTGAGCTTGTAGAAAGGACGCTTAGAATTCTAGCTAGTTGTTTTGTAATGGTTGCTGTAGAGGTAGATAGGTAGGTTATGTTCTTTAAAATAGACTTAACAATGGTTACTGCACTTGTAGATAGGTAACTGATGGTCTTTGTAAGGCTTTTAATTATGCTGACTGTAGAAGTAACAGCATAGGTAATAACCTTAGATAGGCTTAGTAATCGATTCATTGTTGCCGTGCTGACAACGGTGACCGACAACAAAGCTAGGTGAAATGCTGATTCTGTTAATACAATTACCGACATTTCGGTAATACTACTCATTAACTTTTTAATTGCCCTGCCAATGGTAATGGAGGTTGTAGATAGGTAATTTAGAGCTTTACCGTAGGTTTTATTAATTGTTGCTGTAGAAGTTACAGCATAAATAAGGGTTCTAAATAATTTTAATACTGTGGTAATGGAACTAGTACTCGTAGAAGTAACACTTAACGAGGGAGTTAATGTAATATTATCTCCGTCATTAATTGCTACTCTATCTATACTAGAACCATTAATTGCCATTAACTAAACTGGACTTTAAAAGTAAACTGAATGGAGTCGCCATTGTTCAATGGGATGCCACTAAAGTCACCTTTTACAAACAAGTTACCAGAAGTAGATGCGTCAAATAGACCAGCGTTGGTGATTGTCTCACTTGTGCCAGCAGTCTGAGTGCCTACAACTTGGTATGTATCGTTTGTTGTGCTAGTTGTTACTTGAGAAGTTGTGCCACTAACACGAGGCAATACTTCTGTAAATAATGTTGTATCAGTTGCGCTAGTAGTACCTGCACCTGTACCCCAACCAATGTATTTAGGCTGAGTAGCTGCACCACCGTTTAGGTAGTTGGTAATAATAGCTTTTCCTGTGTTTACTAATAAGGTAGCCATTTTTTAATTCTCCAAATAATGCGTTTAATTGGGTTTTTATGCCAGTAATCAATAACGCCCAATTCCTCTACTGTACCGTCTGCACGTGTAATAGTAGCGATAATCTGTGCTTCTTTAGCGTTAGTGTTAACTACTTGCATATTAATCTTTGATAATTTCTAAAACAATGGTGAATGATGTGAGTGCCGTTGTTGCAGCGCCACCAAAAGTTGTCAACGTAATTTTACCGTTAGGTGTTGTTGCGTTATCAGTAATACCACCAAATGACGCAGCTTTGATTTCGCCACGGCCAGCACATTCCCACAACAAAGCAGGTGTTGCACCATCCCAATTTAATGTAACTTGGATGCCGTCTTGAATGTCAAAATTAATACGTTTAATACGCACTAATTTTGGAATTGTTCCTTGTGCATCAATTTGACTTAATGTACTTGGGTCAAGAACCACGTAGTTGGTAATATCACCAGCGTTCACCCAGCCAGTAATCTTTAATGTTGCGTTGCGATAACCATCATTCAGAATCTGAAGTGGAAGAATCTGTGTTGCCATGATTAGTATCCGCCTTTAGGCTTCTTTGCTTTAGTTGATTGCATCGGGTTCTTAACTTTGTCTTTAGTAGGCTTTTGAACTGGAGCTTTTACGCCCATTCCAATAGACTGACCTTCACGTAATTTTTTATTAGGCATAATTTTTTCCTTTAAGTTAGAGAAAAAACCCCCTAGAGACCTTTTGGGAAACTAGGGGGAATCGCTCACGTGCGAGTTAATTAAACTCCAGGTGTGCCCCACAATGCACGTGGGTCGCCCCAACCGAAGGCATAACGCTCATACGATTTAGCCTTAGCATTCATCGTATCAAAGTCATTGTCTTGGTCAAACGTGATTGCTTGACGCTCTTGGTGAATCATACCTGTATTCATAGGTACGTTAGCACGAATAAAGAATGCTTTAGTACTTGTGAGGTAATGGTTCATCTTGATACCTTCAGGCAATGCGTTAGTAGCGTGTAATACGTTTACAGCGTTACTTGCAGTACCAGGAGGGTTAGCACCAGTGTTGTATGAATATACAGACTTGAGAATGCGATTAGCTTCAAACCAGTTGCTTGGGTGAACGATAATAGAACGTGGCATCAAGTTGATGCGTAGTCCACGGTCGTTCAACGCTAACATCTGTTGAATAATCAAGTTCTCAATAGCGGCTTCAGACAAGTTAGCTGCAGTAGTTAACAAGTTGCTGAATGTACCACCAGAGGTGTTAGGGTGAGTTGCGTTCAACAATGAAACACCATCGCCACCAGCATAGCTGTTAGAGAAAGCGTTGTTGTATACGTTAGCAGCAACGTTCTCTTTGGTTTGACGCATAGAGAAAGCGTTAGCAGCAGCACGACGCTTGGAAACAACTTCATAGAGGTTGTCAGCAAGTTCTTCTTGGGTAACGATGTAGCCCAAGCCGTATGCAACGTTAGTTAAACGAGTTACGAAACCTTGAGTCTCAGAGTCGTAAACAACGCCTTGACCTTGTGGTTTTTGTGGAGCAAGACCAAAGCCAGTAGCTTGGACGTACTCTTCGTAGTTTTTGTCAGATGTGGTTGTATCGAACAAGTCTGTGTATTCGATAGGATGTTCATTGTATGAACGACCCCACCAAGCCTTAATACCAGGCCACAGTGCTTTTGGAAACGAACCAGTTGTAATAATACCAGCCATTATTTATTCTCCTAATTAAATGCCAGCAGATGGACGTAACATCTCTGAGTTGTTGAACAACACAAAGAAACGTACATAAGGCCCCAAGATGTTACCTGGGATTGGTTCAATTCCAACAATCTTCAATGCTGCAGTAGAAGATGTGGTGGTACCAGTCAACACAGTTGCGGACATCTGATTTGAAATAGAAGGAGCAGCTACAGTGTAGGTTGCGTTCTTGTTCATGTCAGTTGTTGCAAAAGTAGTGCTGTCGCCTTGGATGCAATAGACTTGGTCTGGGTCATCGTTAACGAGCAGGTAGTAGGCTTGTGACTTAGAAGCAGGAACGCTAGTAGTCGTCAAGTCAATGTTTGTACCCTGAATAGAAGGGTTGTTTGGGTTAGCAAGTAATACGCCAGTTACAACACCACGAGGTGTTTGACCAGACGCACATTTTGCTACTTCAGGTGTACCGTTGGCATCACCACCGTCAACTGTGTAAACTGTGTCACCGATGTAATACGCAGAGGTATCAGTCGATGGAACATAGTAAATACGTTGTTGTTGGTTGCCTGGGTTACCTGTACCATAAATCACGGCTGAAAAGCCAAATGGTGCATTAAGGTTTGCCATTATGATAAAGCTCCAATTAAATTAAGTTTAGTTCCGCTTAATCGAGATGCCAGCGTTATAACGCCCATCTTGACCAACGGCTCCATTAATATTTCCACTAGCAATTGCGTCTTCTACCATCT